CTTTAGGTGCCCATGCTGTAAAATTAGGATTAAACGTTGTACATTATACCTTAGAATTATCAGAAGGATATGTTGGTAAAAGATATGATTCTCATTTTATAAATGAACCTGTAAATACTATCCATTTACATAAAGAAAAAATTAATGAATATATTGATAATTTAAAAGGTTCTTTAACCATTAAAGAATATACACCAGGTCAAGCTTCAATTCCATCAATTGAATCACATGTAGCTAAAATGACTGATTTAGGATATCCTCCCGATATGGTTATTATTGATTATGTTGATTTATTAAAAAGCACTATCAGTTCAAAAGATGAGAAAGAAAAATTAGATAACACTTATGTATCAACTAAAGCGTTAGCAAGAACATTAAATATTCCTGTTTGGTCTGTTTCTCAGGTTAATAGAGCAGGTGCAAGAGATGATATTATTGAAGGAGATAAAGCAGCAGGTTCTTATAATAAGATAATGATTACAGATTTTTGTATGTCTTTATCAAGATTACCTCAAGATAAAATTAATGGAACAGGTAGATTTTTCTTAATGAAAAATAGATACGGTATAGATGGTATGACTTATCATGCAACGATAGATGCATCAACAGGCCGTATAGAAATGGATGAAAACCCACAGGAGTTACCAGAAGGTTCTGCACCTGCTAAACAAGCATTTGCTAATGACTTCACTCCACAAGATATGAAAGCATTAAAAGTAATGAAAGATGATTTTCTTTTAAATAAAGAATAGTCATGCATAGTATATACTATATTTATGAAAGCGTTACAAAACAGTTAATTAATAATTTATGAGAGACATTACCAAAGAAAGAATAGTTTACAAACCCTTTGAATACCAAGAAGCACACGAATATTGGATGAAACAACAACAAGCCCATTGGCTTCATACTGAAGTTCCTATGATGGCCGATGTAAATGATTGGAAACAAAACTTATCAAAAACAGAAAAAAATATAATTGGGAGTATTTTAAAAGGATTTGCACAAACTGAAACAGTGGTAAATGATTATTGGTCAAGTTTAGTAACTAAATGGTTTAGAAAACCAGAAATTATTAAAATGGCTGTAACATTTGGTGCGTTTGAAACTATTCATGCAGAAGCATATTCTCTTTTAAATGAAGAATTAGGGTTAGATGATTTTAGTGAGTTTTTAGAAGATGAAACTACAATGGCTAAAATAGAAACTTTAATGAATATTAGAGATGAACATAATGGTGAAGTAAATTGGAGTGAAAGAGCCCGTTCATTAGCTATATTTTCAGCTTTTACAGAAGGAGTTAATTTATTTTCTTCTTTTGCAATTTTATTATCTTTTAAATTAAGAAATCTATTAAAAGGTGTAGGACAAATAGTAGAATGGAGTATCAGAGATGAATCATTACATTCAGATGCTGGATGTTGGTTATTTAGACAATTATTAAAAGAAAACCCACATTTAAATACACCTGAATTACAAAAACAAATAGAAGATGCTGCTAATTTATCTTTAAAATTAGAATTAGATTTTATAGATAAAGTTTATGAAATGGGAGATTTAGAAGGATGCTCAAAATATGATTTAGTATCCTTTATTAAACATAGAACTAATACCAAAATGAGTGATTTAGGTTATAAACCTATTGTTAATGGTATTGATAAAGCTGCAATTAATAGAATGAAATGGTTCGATTCATTATCAGCTGGAAAACAACACACTGATTTCTTTGCAAATCGAGTTACAAATTATTCAAAAGGCGTTACAAAATGGGACGCAAATTCGTTATTTTAAATGGACAGTAATTTAATATCAAACACAGAAAACTGGGAGAAAGGTAAAGATTATCCTTCTTTCATGGATGAAATTTCAATAGCTACTTTATCAAAAGGTTATTTATTACCTGGAGAAACTCCTAAAAAAGCTTATAGGCGTGTAGCTAATGCTGCTGCTAGAAGATTAGGCAAGCCCGAGCTTGAAAATAAATTTTTTAAAATTATTTGGAATGGATGGTTAGGTTTAGCATCACCTGTTATTTCAAATATGGGTACTGATAGAGGGTTACCTATTTCTTGTTTTGGAGTTGACACACCTGATTCTATAAGAGGGATTAGTTTAACTAATGCTGAATTAATGAAATTAACTTCTCAAGGAGGAGGAGTAGGAATTTCTGTTTCTAGAATTAGACCTAGAGGAGCTCAAATAGCAGGAAATGGAAAATCTGAAGGAGTAGTACCTTGGTGCAAAATTTATGATTCAGCGATCATAGCTACAAATCAAGGTAATGTAAGAAG